ATACTTGCTAATTCAAAAGTAACAATATTTCTATTTTCTTCTGATTTCCTATCTATATAATAGATCTCTCTAGGAAATTCATTGTTTGCAGGAGTTCCAGGCGTAACAGATTCTTGTGCAATTAAGTCACTATCCTCTAAAGCAATATAATCTGATGAATTTTCTTGAACAAAAAGACCAAAAGATCCATAGTTATTAGCATCTAAAAACTTAGCTAATGTTCTAATTCTTGTTACTTTCGCACCTGTTAAGTCATTACCTGCTGTTATCAAGTTAACCTCTAACATTACAGCACTAAGTAAAGACAAAGCATTGCTTATTGTTATCTGTGGTCTTGGTAGTTGTCCTTTTTGAAAAGCAAACCCACTAGCTTCTACAGGGTAACGTAAGTATTCATTCCCTTGCCAAAGAACCTTTCCGTTTAAATTTAAGCTGCTTCCCGCATGAAACCTATAAACAGTTGTTGCTCCGTGCAAGGCTGAATCTAATTCAAGTTCAAATAATTCAATAATTGCAGAAGGATTGCTCTTCTGTAGATCACTAATAATTGGATCTAAACTCATGGTTCAAATACTTCCCTAAATGTTGCTGAAATAGTTGCTCTATTTAAATAAGGAATTGATTTGCTCCAAGAATCACAAACAAATTTGCCAGATGATCCCTCACCTGGAGGAGTAAAATCAAAACTTGCTTGATCTAAAGCTCTTGCATCTAAGAAATTTTCAATTATATCTGCATCCGATTCTGATACTGCAAATTTCAAAGAGTAAACTTTCGGATTTGTATGTGCGTCCAATCCAAACAAAACCCGATGTTCGTACCCATCAGCAAAACGAACCACACGTTTAATAGGTGCTGATCTTTTTTGTGCCCCATAAGTGGGGTTAATAGATGGAAATGTTGCCATTAGCGTGTACCTGCCAAGAGTCCTCCAGGTCGTTGCTGATTAACAAGTTCAGCTTGAACTGCTGCTGCCAGCATACTTCCAAGTTGTTCCGATTGTCCTGCATCACCTTGAACTGCCGAACCAGAAGCATCTACGTTAACAACCACGTTGTTTGTCCCTCCCATTGCATGATTTGGAACGATATTACCGCTAGAACCTGGAACAAATAATTCTGGGCCTTTTTCTCCTACGACATAAGGAGATCCTCCTGTTACTGGGCCTCCTGCTGCTTTTCCACCTATCTTTACTGCATCACTAAAGCTAAGTCCTCCTTTGTCAGCACCTGAACTTGAGAAGAAATTACTACCCATCTTCGATGCCAAGTCTCCTACCGAAGAGCCTCCTCCCGAAGAGCCTCCTCCTGAAAGCCCATCAACAATAGAACCACCAAGCATATTGAGTATTCCTTTCTGTAAATTAGTCGCAGCCATCCTTGCAGCCATATCTATGAAATGATCTGCTGTTCTTTGGAATAAATTTCTTAACGCCTCTTGCGCTGTCATTGACCCTTTAACTATTCCCTTAAACGATTCACTAAAGGAAGAACCTATTGATTTGGATAATTGAACAACCTGATACTGTCTGTTATTTAACTTTCTTAATTCTGTATCAATACCATCTATAGCAGTAAGCACCGAATATTTTAGATTCTCAGCTTCATACATAGCCTCTCTCATTTGTTCCCTTCTCTTATCAAAATTTTCTTTCAACTTAGAGTCATCACCAAGAGCAGCATCCAAGTCTGCTTCTACTTTTTTAGTTACTCTTTCTACATGCTTACTGTCTATAGGCATACTTACACCGAAGGCACGTTCACCACCTACATTCCTAGAAGTCTGTTCGGCTGCTTTAATCTTCTTCTGCGCTTCTTCATTTCTAGCTTTCTTCTGCTTCTCTATCCTCTCATTAACTATTTGATTAATAGTAGCTTCTACACCTTTTGTTCTAAGTAAGATTAAATATCTATTCTCATCTTCAATAGACAAATCTTTAGAGGTTGCTTTTATAGCAGCCATAGCTGATTGCATATCCACCGCCTGTACGGATGCTGTAAATTGACCTATATCCCCTCCGAAATACTCAGCGAATAAACCTCCGTCTTTTCCAAATCTTTTAAACTGTTCCGCTATTTTAAGTGCTTCCTGTTTAGTAACGTTTAATTTATTTCCTAGCTTAACTATTTCCTTTGCGCTATACCCTGCACCTACACCCATCAAAGACATCTCCTTATTAAGATTCGAAATTTCTTTTCTAAATGCGATTACTTCAGATATATAAGTAGCAGCAGCAGACGCAACTATGCCTCCTGCAAAACCGCCCCCAGGAGTAATTGCTTCACCTAATGCACCGCCTCCTGCACTAATACCTGCCACCAAAGGACTTTGACCAAATAAAAGAGGGAAACCACCACTAATACCAGCACTCTGGGCCATTCTTCCCCATCTTCCTCCACCCCCCTTAGCGGCAACCGTTCCACTGCCACTTTTACCTTTTCCTCCTCCTTTTTTAGTAGCCCTAGTTGCTTTTGCGTTAGTCATATCTATTTCTCTAGCTAAGGTATTTAACTGTTCTTGATCCTGTGCAGTAATAGCCTTTTCAAGTTTTAATTCAAATTTAGTTGTGGCTACACCTTTCTTTTGTAAACGGAATAAGGTCTTCTTGATACTATGCTCTTTATTTAAAAAAGTTTCTTTTGTTCTAAAAGCTTTTGCTTCAGTTTGATTCATTGTCTTTATATTTCTAGCTCTGTACTCCTCCTTCTTAGTAGATAGCTCTAGAAGCTCTAATTCTCTGGCTATATTTCCAGCATTACCGAAACCAGAAGCATTTCGTGTCTGTCCCATTGAGGTAGATACTGCTCCATACTGCTTTACAAGACCCTGTATTCCGTTTTTAAATCTGTTTATTTCAGGAGTATTTATTCCATCAAAAGAAGAGAGTAACGTTTCTAATACCTGTCTTCGTCTAAGAAGATCGGTATGTTTTGCTGCAAACGTACCAGATGTTTTACGTTGGAGATCTACAGGTAAAGAAGCTCCTCTTTTTGGTATCGGAGGGTTTTTATATCCGTCATATATTTGAGTGCCATGACGATCTATAGGACCGTGCATCCTTTGACCGTAACGCCCTTTTCTTGCTTTATTTTCTAGTTTTGTAGCTGCGTTTGCCTTATCAGTAATCGCTTTCTTTTCAGCAGCAGCTTGCTTGTTTATTAAATCTAGTACTTTAAATTCTCCGTCAATTTCTTCAAATAAGATTTTAAGTTTTGCTTCTGCGAACTGTATTTCCCCTCTTTGTGAAGCCCTTGAAGCTACACCAAGCTTTACTTTTCTTTCTTGAACATCTAAGCCTAACTTTTCTAGTTTCAGATTGGCACTTGTAGCCTTTCCTAGTCTTACTTGGAAAGCCTTGTTTCTATCTACGTTATACCTAGTTCTTCTTTGATCTTCCTCTGCTTTTCTTCTTTCACGTAATTGCTGTGCCCTTTGCTGTGATGTAGTTCCTTGTTTTCCTCCAACTTTTACAGCCTTACCTAAATCATTTTGTATCTTGTTCTTTAAGTTTCGTAAGTCCTGGCTGAACTGACGAGTAGCTAACTCAATATTTACTGTATAGGTTGCGCCGCCGTCTGCCACTAGATTACCTACTCAATAATAATAGTTTAGCGCACGTTCTTGTATTGGGACTTTCTTCGAGCATCTTCGTATGCTTTTTCTTCTCTTTCACCTTTTAACTCAAGATATGCGCTCCAT